AAGGACACTCCGACAGGGGGTGGATATGCGTATGAATAAAGATATCTCCAGCGCTCTGTCGTATACGTGGGCTTGGGTTTGTGGGTTGTTTGCGTGGGTTCCCGGCATTTCTCCAGACTGGTGGACGGTGATTATCGGTGGTGTAGGTATGGTGATAACCGCTGCAATTAACTGGCACTGGCAGAAGAAGACATTTCAAAAAAGATTCAAGAAGGAACGCATGGATGAGCAAAGTGGCTAGTACTGCTCGTGCTTTAGCCTTGGCTGGTGCTGGTGCGATAGCAATAGCGGTGTCGATGATTAAGCCATTAGAAGGTTTAGAGTTAAAGCCTTATTACGATGTAGCAGGTGTTCTTACTGTCTGCTGGGGTCACACAGGTTCCGATATCATTGAAGATAAGACATATACCAAACAAGAATGTGAAGATCTTCTTGAGTCTGACCTAGAAAAGGTAAAGCGAAGAATTGACCCGCTAATCAAGCCAGCTCTTCCAGAATCCACCAAAGCAGCGCTTTATTCATTCACCTACAACGTTGGTATTGGCGCATTTTCCCGATCAACCTTACTGAAAAAGCTGAATAGGGGGCAGATAACCGGAGCATGCGAAGAGCTAAAGCGATGGGTTTACGCTGGCGGTAAAAAGTGGAAAGGCTTGATGACTCGTAGAGATATCGAGGAAGCGATATGCAAGTTCTCTTTAAAGTCAGTAGATATAAGACTTGAGCACTACATCAAGCTAAAGGATAGCGGTGAAAATGTTGACGCGATTGAAATTTATAATGCCGGCAGTCTTAGCTCTTTTGTTTATAGCAATTACATCTCTCTATCTAATTGAAAGGGAGCGGCTTAAGGCATCAAGAGTTGAGCTTAGCCAAGCTCAGTCAGAGCGTGATTCACTCTACGACTTGAGTATTCGCCAGGTTGAAAAAATTCACTCGTTCAACGAACTCAGTGAAAAGCATGCAAAGGAACTGTCCAATGCACAGAAAGAAATTGATCGCCTTAGCGATAGTATCCGCACTGGCAAACAGCGGGTGTACGTCAAAGCCGATTGTCCAACAGTGTCCGGAGCCGATAAAGCCGGAAGCGTGGGCGATGCAGGAACCGCACGACTTAGCGACACAGCTAGAGAAGATTATCTACGCCTCAGAAGAATGATGGCGGATAACTTACAGCAAACGAGATACTTGCAGGACTACATAAGAACCCAGTGCTTATCGGTCAAGTAGTGAATTTAAACTCACAATTTTGAATTGTTAATCATTTTTGTTGGAAATAATCCGGCTTTTTATCAGTAGTTATGAATAGAGAGTGAATATGAGCAAGCTTACTGACAAACAAGAGATGTTCTGTCGGGAGTATCTCATTGACCTGAACGCTACACAGGCAGCGATTAGAGCTGGTTACAGTGAGAAGACAGCCAAAGAGACTGCATACGAAAACCTCACAAAACCTCACATAGCAGATCGCATAACTGAACTTAAATCCCAAAGGGTAGAAGATACCAAGATTAGCGCTAACTATGTCTTAAATCGCTTGGTTGAAATAGACCAAATGGACGTTATCGATATCACTAATGATGACGGATCTCTAAAGCCTATCAGCCAGTGGCCTAAAGTATGGCGCACAACATTAAGCGGATTAGATGTCGCTGAAATTATGCAAGATGGTGGCGTGGCTGGATTACTGAAGAAGATTAAGTTGCCTGACAAGGTTAAGAACCTTGAATTACTCGGAAGACACGTTGAAGTTCAAGCGTGGAAAGATAAAGTTGAAATTGAAGCCTCTGAGAATATGACTCCTTGGGGGTTAATCAAGGCTGGAGTAGATGAGTGAACTTGCATTTTATCCTCAGAAAGTATTTGCACCGGCTTACTACACAGACCCGAATGAAATACTAAAGCGTAGAACTATATTCAGAGAGGAATACGATTTCTTTGTTGATTATGGTGGTCGTGGTGGCGGTAAGACTCAAGATAAAGTTGAAGCTGTAGTTGTAGAGGCTTCACTTAGAAGAGTTCGCGTTCTTGTTGGTCGTGAGCTGCAAAACTCAATTGAGGAATCAGTAAAAGCAGAGATTGAAGAAAAGATAGCTGAGCTTGGTCTTGGCTGGTTCTTCAAGATTACTGATAAACAGATCGTTGGTCGCAATGGTTCAAAGTTCATATTCAAGGGCATCAAGAACAACATCAACAACCTTAAGTCGATTGCTAACGTTGATATTGTTTTACTTGAAGAAGCTGAGAATATTTCCAAGAAGTCTTGGGAAAAGCTTTTGCCATCTATTCGACCTAAGTCTGGGCGTCCAATTGTCATTGTCATATTCAACCCAGACGATGAGTTAGACGACACTTATCAGCGCTGGATTGTTGATACTCCAGATAAAACCCTAATCACCAACTGCAACTATTACGACAATAAATACTTTCCTAAGCATCTGGAAGAGCAGCGTAAGCATGCTAAGAAAACACTTCCGTTGCGTGACTATGAGCATATCTGGCTTGGAAAACCAAAAGGACCAGGTGGAAACATCATCATTGATCCTGAGTGGGTTAAGGCTGCTAGGTTTGCTAGTGATAATCCTGATTGGGTCAAGGTAGGGAAGAAAGTTGTTGGTTATGACCCAGCTGGTCAAGGTCGAGATTGTCATGCCGTTACCTATATTGACGGTAACCAGCTAGAAGAAATCGATGAGTGGCCGTTATCGCCTGATTTGAGAGTTGGAACAAGACGCTCTCTTGCAATGGTGCGCAAGCATAATGCAGACCTTTACCGTTACGATGAATGTGGTGGTTTTGGTGATGGTGTCGCTGTTTTTGTTAACGACAACATTACAGGCAAAGATGAAGACGAAGACGGCAAGTTAATTCCTTCTATCAATGTTGAAGTTGTGCCTTTCAATGCTGGTGATTCGCCAGTTAATGCTGATAAGGAAATCGAAGGTACTGAAAAAACTTGGGGCGAAACATATACGAATGCTAAAGCTCAAGCTCATGCGGTATTCGCTCAATTACTTTACAACACCTATCGATTCATCGTGCTCGGTGAGAGAGACATCAATCCTGAAGACATGTTGTCTATTAATCTTCCTGACGATACTGAGTTCAATAAGCTTCGCAAAGAGCTAACCACGCCTATCTGGGTTAAGTCAGAAGTAAATAGCAAGAAGAAGGTCGAAAGCAAAGACGCGATGGAGAAGCGGACTGGGCAACCATCGCCTAACATCGCGGACTCTTCAATTATGTGTAAAGCACCATTAGAGAAGAAAAACAACGCTCTCGGAATGATGATCCCTAAACGATTGAGATAACTATGGCCTTATTCAAAGTAAAAGCGCGAGACGGTTCTGTTTCGCTGCTTGTCCGTGCGCGCTGCATAACATGCGCTCGTGAAACAGCTGTTAATACCTACACAGCGAAAGAAACATTACTTTGGCGTGATCCTAACTTATCCAGCGTTGAAGTAATCCATAACCCATCGACAACATTGCATGAACCAAACGGCAAGCGTTGTGTGCTTGAACGGACGGAATACGAAGTATGAGCGATAAAATACAAATGGCAGTTAACCATGCTCTTCATCTGCGAGCTAATAGCTACCAGAATGATGCAGTTGCTGCTGCTCGTGCTGCGCTAATCAATCCCATGGGTATGGACCATAAACGGTCTTCTGCTTGGTACGAGTACGGCTGGAAAGAGCAATTAGATTTCTCCGACTTGTATAACGCTTATCGTCGTTGTGGGTTGGCGTTCTCTGCTGTAAACAAGCTAATCAGCAGATGTTGGTCGTCTTTCCCTCAGGTTATTGAGGGTGAAGAGCAAGATGAATCCAAGAAAGAAACTGCTTGGGAGAAATCGAACAAGACCATTTTAACTAAGAAATTATGGAAGGCGTTTTCAGAAGCGGATAAGCGCCGTTTGGTTGGGCGTTATGCGGCAATACTGATTCACTTTCGTGATAGTAAGAAATGGCATGAGCCAGTAGATAAAGGGCGAGGTATTGCAAAGTTTACCGTAGCTTGGGCGAACTGCATTAAGCCTAAATCCTATGAATCCGATTTAAATAGCGAAGCATACGGAGAGCCAACTGCATGGTCATACACGGCAACTTTACCAAATGGCGGCAAGAAGGTATTTGATGTTCACCCAGACAGGGTATTTATCCTCGGTGATTACACGCTAGATGCTATCGGATTTCTTGAGCCGGGTTACAACGCACTAACCAACATCGAGAAAGTAGAGGGCGGTTCTGGTGAGTCATTCCTCAAGAACGCTGCCAGACAGTTGAACATCAACTTTGATAAAGAAATTGATTTTAATAACCTCGCTTCGTTATACGGTGTGAGTGTTAATGAGCTACAGGATAAATTCAACGAAGTAGCCAAAGAGATAAACAGGGGCAATGACGTATTGATGTCAACGCAAGGGGCTACAGTTACGCCACTTGTCGCTAATACGCCAGATCCAACTCCGCCATATGATATTAACCTGCAGACGTTCTCATCATCGGTGGATATTCCGGGACGAATTCTAGTTGGCAACCAGCAGGCTGAACGGTCAAGCACTGAGGACAACAAGTATTTTAATGCCCGTTGCCAGTCTCGAAGAGAAATGGAACTCAGCGGTGAAGTAGAAGAGCTTGTCGAAAAACTCACTAATTTAGGCACCATCAAGCCAATATCTGAATTTACGGTTGTTTGGGATGATCTGAACGAATCAACTCAAGTAGAGAAGTTAGAGCAGGCTGAGAAGATGAGCGTTATCAATGATAAGGCTACGTCAACTGGAGCGCCTATATTTGATGACAACGAAATACGTACCGCTGCAGGTTATGAGCCGATAAAGGAAGGCGATCCCCTTCCAGATGAAGAACCGGACTAAACAATGGCAAAGAAAGCTGCATCACCGATATTGCCGCGCAACATCGAAGATCCTACGGGAGTCGATAAGTTAGAGCGTGGTGCCATTAACCAGTTTGAAAAAAGACTGAAAAACATTGGCAGGCGATATGCGGATCTTGTTGAGCGAATTCCTAGCCAGCCAGTCGTTAATAAGAAATACCTGTACGAACTGGATAGTTTAATCCTTCGCATCATCTTGGATGAAGGTGACGCTCTGATTGACGATGAGTTGATTGGTCGTGCAGAGAACGGATGGTTCTTTGAAACTTACGTATCGACGGCCTATCAACGTGGAACTGGTCAGGAATTCTCTAATCTCTCTGCTCAATCTAAAACGTATCGGTCAGAAAACGAATCGCTAACGCAGGTCATTAGACGTGAGCCTTATCGACGTCGAGTCGCAATGCTTCAGGCTCGTGTCTTTGAAGAGATGAAAAGCCTTACCGCAAAAGTAAAAGCGGATATGGCAAGGGTTCTGACTGATGGCATTGCCAGAGGACTCAATCCTCGTGATGTTGCTAGATCGTTAGTCACTCAAGCCAAGTTAGAGCAAGGTCGTGCTAACCGAATAGCAAGAACTGAGATACCAACTGCGTTACGTCGCGCTCGATGGGATGAAACCGAAGATGCAGAGGCGCGATACGGTTTCAAAACCATGCAGATGCACATGTCTGCGCTATCTCCAACAACGAGAACGTGGCACGCAAAAAGGCATGCGAAGTTATTCACGTTGGAGCAGGTCAGAGAGTGGTTTGCTACTGGAGCCAACTCAATTAACTGTTATCTGCCAGGAACGAGAGTCCAAGGCAGATTTTTGGCTGGTTCAAAAGCTGAGTACAGGGGGCCGGTCATCAAGATAGTGACTGCTAGTGGAAGGAATCTTACCGTCACCCCTAATCACCCCATAATGACAAGTAGGGGTTTGGTTTCGGCGGCAGAAATCAACAAAGGCGATTACGCGATCTCTCACGGCGTTGATGTTGAAGATTCTGTTGGGATAACTGACCTGTATTATCAAGATGTTGAATCCAGAATCGAGGATGTATTTACTTCTCTCTCTGAGATCGGTCATTCTTTCTTTGCTAGGGTGAGCGCTATAGACTTCCACGGCGATGCTGAATTCATGGATAAAGATATCGCAGTTGTAATGTCCGATAGGGCGCTGACCTTCACAAGAGATTCCAGAACGCTCAAGAGCTTGGATTATGTCAGCCTCAAACATACCAACTCTGCAGTTTCTCATGGCTTTGGATCTTCTGACTTTAACTTCATCACTGTCAGCGCTTCCTCGCCTTGCAATTTGAGCGTCTTTTGCCCGGTTTTTCCTAAAATTGGCTCCGAGCTTTTGGTTGCTGAGAGTTGCTGCTTCGGACATTGTTCGGCATTTAAAACCGTTGGATTTCAAAAACCTGTTTATTGTGATTCTGGAAAACCCAATATCCATGCTGATTTGTTGGATGGTTTCTCCACTCATATGTCTAAGGTAGATGTCTTCTGCGGTGAAAAAGTCAGATATGAGCCTCATGCTCCTTATTCCATGCTTTCTTGCGTAGTTCATGACTGTAATTCTGGCAATCCCGAGTTTTTTAGCAATATCGCTAGGGTCGGTTCCGGACTTCAATTCCATGACGAGATTATCGACATCGTTGTTTTTGAGTATTTTGGTCAAGTTTACGATCTCCAAGAGGTTTCAGGTTTAATGGTTGCAAATGGAATAATAGCAAGTAATTGCAAATGTTCAAATGTAACAGTCCTAGTTGATAAAGATGGGAATCCGCTCAACGAAACGATCATTGAACGAGCCGAGAAAATGTTCAAGAAGTCGAAGTTCGCAACTAATCAAAAATGTTCATGCTGCCACTGATGCAGTTAGGGGATGAAATGAAAAAATCAAAAGTTTCACTTGTCGTTAACTCATCACTCGCGGTGAATCGTGAGTCTTGCATCCAAGTGAACGTTACTACTCGCGTTAACAATCAATCGATTCGACGCGAAACATACAACGGCCGTGAGCATTGGGTATTGCCTAGTTACACGCTACCAGCAAACGTGATTATGAACGGTGGTTTGTACACCGCTGAGCAGATAGATAAGCACTATGAAGGTCTGGAAGGTACTTTAGCTCCGCTAGGCCATCCTACTTTGAACGGTGCATTTATCTCTGCGTTTAGTGCTGAAGGTATTAACCAAGGCCACGTTGGGGCATGGAACCGCAACGTTAAGAAATCTGGTAACCGTGTCTATGTGGAAAAATGGGTAGATATCGAGAAAGCCAAAGAGTCACCAAAAGGCAATGAGCTCATTGAGCGTGTCGAAGCTATCGAACGTGGTGACGATGTTCCTCCTATTCATACAAGTATCGCGGTTTTTCTTGAAGAGCTAGAGCCAACCGAAGAACAGCGAAACATGGGCGCGAATTGGGTGGCTGACATCAAAGCCGTTGACCATGATGCCATTCTGCTAAATGAAGTTGGCGCAGCTACACCGGAACAAGGCGTTGGTTTGATGGTTAACGCTGACCTAGCAAAGCCTATGCAGATGCTAAAAGTTAACTCTGGCGTTCTTGTGGGCGAAAGCTTCCGCGAGTTAGAACGCCGATTAGAGAAAGCCGCCAAAGATAAGTTTGCACCGGGTAACGATGAATATGCGTGGGTGGCAGACTTTACCAGTTCTCAGGCGATCGTCATTACCAACGGCGGTAAGGCAAAAGTATACGGATACAAATCTGAAAGCGGAAAAATTGTATTTGACGATGATGGTACTGATGTCCAGAGAACTGAGTCATGGACAGCGATTATCGCAAACAAAGCAAAGAATTTATTCAACCTGCAGAAACAACCTGCAGCAAACAAACAGGAGGGCGACATGCCTTTAACACCAGAAGAGAAAAAAGAACTCGTAGGCGAGGTTAGTCAGGCTGTCGCTGCCAATATGCAAGAAGCCTTAAAACCGATTACTGAACAGTTCACTACTTTCCAAGCAAACACAGAAGAGCAGTTCAAAAAGCTTACTGCTAACCACGATGCAGATGAAGCGCGCAAGCGTGAAGCTGTTTCAAAACAGTTCGGTGAAATCGTTGCTAACTCACTGCAAGGTGATGCTCTTGATGAAATGTTCAAGAAGTGTGGCTCTGCTGCGCCGATTGGTACCAACTCTGCTACTGAGCAGGCTGAAACGGGTGCGCCAAAAGCGGACGAATATTTCCCTCAATAAGGATGGTGAACAATGCGCTATCGTCGTATTAACCTAGACGGCAAGTCCGTCACAGAAACCCGCTTGGCTGCTGCTAATACACTGCCTGGCGTTCTCGTAAACATCGATTCTAGTGAAGAGTTTGCCGTTGTTTCAGCTCTATCTGGACGTATGTACGTAATGCATCCAGCATCACACCAAGGCTTAGGAATTGCAGAAGCGGTTCCAGCTGGTGATTCTGGTGTTGCTGAATACGTCGAAGAAGGTCGCGAACTCGCGCTTCTTTGTCCTGCTGGTGCATACAAAAAAGATACACCAATCAAGCTTGGTACCGCTGGCAAAGGTGCAATTGGTGTTGAAGGTACGGACGTTATTATTGGCTATTCTCAGGACGAAGTTACCCTGACTGCTAATGATCTCATCCGTGTTCGTTTCCGTAGTGGCGTTGCTGTAACCGCTTAACAGGAGAAAGTAGATGTTTTTTACTCGTGAAACACTGGCGGCTAACCGCAACGTTCAAGGCCACTGGGAAGATCTTTGGGCTACACGTAACATTGTTAGCGCCAATATGCAGTCAATGATCACTGCAAACCGAGCTCACATGACACCGGAAATGATTGCCGCTAACGCTGCAACTGGTTTCGCTCGTGAGTTCTGGCAAGAGGTTGACCGCATGGTTGTTCAATCTCGTGAAGAAACCATTGGTATGGAAATGCTGATTGATCTTCTTGCCATCCAAACCACACTACCAATCGGTAAAACTGCCAAACTATACAATATTGTTGGCGACATTGCGGATGATGTTTCAATCACAATCGATGGTCAGGCTCCATTTAGCTTTGATCACACAGATTATGATTCTGACGGTGACCCGATTCCTGTTTTCCTAGCAGGTTTTGGTGTTAACTGGCGTCATGCTGCTGGCCTAAGCTCTGTAGGTCTTGATTTAGTTCTAGACTCTCAAGCTGCGAAGATGAAGATCTACAATGAAAAGCTAGTCAGCTATGCGCTTGATGGTGCCGCTGGCGTCAGAGTGGATAGCAAAACTGGTCAAGGTGCGCGAAACCACCGAAATACCAAGAAAATCAATCTTGGCGCTTCTGGTTCGAATATCGACCTCACCAGTGCTACACCTTCTGAGTTGCTAAATTTCTTCACTAAAGGTGCATTCTTCACTAACGCCATCGACAACTATGTAACAGTTTACGATGTTGTTTGGGTGTCTCCGCAAATCAAAGCAAACCTTGGCACTGATTACGTGGTTAATGGTGTTGTGAAAGGCACTATCGAGAAAGAGCTGATTGCTCGCGGTAAGGTTCGTGAGTTCCGAGAAACGTACGCCATGACAGGTAATGAATTCTTGGGTTACGAGCGTAAGCAATCAACGATTACACCTCTTGTCGGTATGACAACTGGTATTACCCCGTTACCTCGTCCAATGCCTAACAGCAACTATAACTTCCAGATCATGGGTGCTATGGGTATGCAGGTTAAGAAGGACAAGGACGGTCGTTCTGGTGTCGTTTACGGCGCGAACATGGGCTAAGGAGTAACACATGAAATATATCGTTGAAATCCCTTGGCATGGCGTAAAAAAAGGCGCAATCGTTGAGCTTAAAGAGCTTCACCCTTCACTAAAGGCAAATGTTAGACCATACATTGAAGTTGAAAGTGATGGTGATGAAAACGAGCTGAAATTGCAAGTTGGTGCAATTCTGCAAGAAGCTCGAGATGGTGCAGCGCTGATTATTAGTGATGCTGAAAGCAAAGCTAGAGAAATCATCGCAGATGCTGAGGCAAAAGCCGGAGCTTTGGTTCCTGCCACACCAGAAGCAACGTCTGTAAAGACAACTATCAATCTGGAAGACAAAGACCAAGTTAAAGCAAAACTCAAAGAACTGAATATTGAGTTTGACGGTCGCTCTAGTCTTGAAGATCTAGTTGCGTTACTTCCTGCTTAATCAGACATTAAGTAAAACAATAAAGCCTCACTTCGGTGGGGCTTTTTCTTTGAGGTCATCATGATCACATCAGAACAAGCAAAGCAATATTTACAGTCACAGGGAATTGATGCCGGTACCACACCAGATTTCATTGTCATTGGTTGGGTAGAGTTGGCTAACTCAGTGAATGATTGTCTAGATGCAAATTATTCTGCAAATACCGCTTTGCTTATTCAGTGTTATTTAATCTCGCTAATGGCTTACGCCCAATCGGACAAGATGTTATCAAGTCAAACGGCTCCGTCCGGTGCGGCTCGCTCATTCAAATACAAAAACTTTGCCGATCGATGGAAAGCGCAGTTGAACCTATTGCGTGGACTAGACAAAAGTGGATGCACTACTGATTTGATACCACCAGACCCAACGCAAAATTCATTTGCAGGGATATGGCTAGGTAAGGGTGGGTGCTTATGAGTGCTACTGCTAACTGGTCATACACCAACACAGCAACAGTAAAACCATTTATCGGTATTGACCAATGGTCAGGTGAAACGACCTATGGTGAAGAGTTTGAGATTGCTTGCACATGGACTGCTAAGTCTGAACAGATGCGAGACGATAAAGGGAAAGAATTCATATCAAACTATGAAATCTTCACCGAAAACGCTGCGCCTAAATATCTCGATCTCATCCAGTTAAATGGTCATTCCGAATGGCAAGAAATACGGTCCCGTACTGAATGGGATATGAGTTTTTTCTCAGAAGAACCTGATTACAAATTGGTGACATGATGCATAACCCAAAGCCAGAAAACGCAATAAAACCGAAACCACCCGGAGCTGAATATCCAAGCAAGGCTAAGCAAGCTCTGATTAAAGCGCTTGATTTGCTTCTCGATGAATATGATGAAGATCCGCGCAATCCAGTGATTAAAGAACTGCAACAGCTTGTCAATGCACAAGATGATATCCCTTCTGGAGAGGTTGAACTCACTGCCGTTCTTTCTCCGGGTGGAGCATACAAAGTTCACGATCAGCATGGACGCCCAGTAAAAGGGGTTAAATCTGTCGCAGTATTTCCAGATCAAAGCGGGCAATCGGTGTTTCAAATTAATTTGTAGCGTACAGCGGTCGTAGATTATGACGGTTAAAGGAATAGAAAAAGTTAAAGCTGGTTTTGATCGCATTGTTGGAACCATCGAGGAAACTCGTACAGAAGCAGCTATATACGCAATTCTTAGCGAAGGTGGCGCGATTGCTCAAACGATGGTGCCAGTCGATACAAGTACGTTGATTAACAGTCAGTACGCGCCTCAGTTCGAAAATAGAGCTGGGGGAATGACGGGGTATATCGGTTACACAGCCAAATACGCAGGCGCAGTGCATGAAATGCCCGGAAAGCTTAAGGGAATGCCAAGAGCGCATTTCGGCAAAACAGGGAATCAATCTGCATTTGGTCCTCAGCAAGTAGTTGAGTTTGGTGGTGGGTCTCTTACTGGCAATTACTGGGATCCAGATGCTGAACCTCAATGGTTGACTAAAGGGTTTAACGAGTTGCAGCCAAAAATACCATCAATATTAGAGAGGATGTACCGTGTCTGAGCAATTAAAAGCGTGGATTGAATCTCTATTAGACAGCAAGTATCAGTACAGCATGGGCGCTTGGGTTGATAACGAGACCATTCAGTACATCTGTGCCATTTATCACATGGGCGGTGCTCCTGTTGACGTTGATACCCGCCGTCCTAGATTCAGAATCTTACTCGTGGGTCCTGAAAATGGTCGTCAATATGCTGCCACTCTTCTATCTGACATCGAATTACTTATGCAAGAGTCAATCGATGGCACCGTTCCTTGTGGTGCTGCTGCAATACGAGCAATGACGGAGCCTTCCGGCGTTGGTTACACAGAAGAAAACAGGCCGTTTGTGTCTGTTGATTTTCAACTTACTTACTAGGAATCATTAGATGAATTGTAATAAAACAAAATACGTCGGTCGTGATGTCGTGCTCGAATATGCGATTGGCTGTGGTGATACGTTACCAGCATCGGCGGACTGGAAGGTTTTTGGCTCACTACGAACCAAAGAGTTTAACCTGTCTTGGGATACAACAGATGGCACTGACGCTGACTCTATTGGCGCACTGCGTGAGAACTTAGCAACATTCCAGAGTTTGTCTATTTCTGGTGATGGTGTGTGTAAGGCTAGCGGTGCTGGTGCTCAAAACCTTATCGACTTAACTAAGCATGTTGCAAACCCTGTAGCGACAGATGGTCAACCTAAAGCTTGGCTACGTATGACGTTCCCAGATCTTACGTTTACAGCATTAATGCTTATTTCAAATATGAGTCGTTCAGCGCCATACGATAACGTTGTTACTTACAGTATGGAATCATCAGCTACCGCTTCTGACTTTGGTTTGATTGTTGAAGATACACCTGATGCAGATGCAGCTGATGTTGTTTCTGTAACAGCTTATCCTGACACGTTAACCATGGCAGCAAACGATACTCGTCAGCTAGCTGTAGCGGTTGAGCCTACTGATGCACCTCAAGGTGTGACTTATGAAAGTGATGACGTGAATGTTGCAACCGTTACTCAAAACGGTGTTGTTACCGCAATTGCGACAGGTAGCGCAGTGATTACCATCAAGTCAACATCGAACACCGCGATCACAGATACAGTTGCTGTAACAGTATCTTAAAACCAGCAGGAACTCTAAGGGTGAAGATTTTATCTTTAGAGTTCCAAGTTAACTTCTCTTGGTGAATTATGATACTGACGGATATTGGTGAAATAGGTGTTCATTACAAAGGTAACACTTATATTCTTAGGCCATCTCTCTATGCAATGACTCAGATAGGCGATAAAAAAGAGATACTTCTTTCTTACGCTATCGTAATGAGTGAATTTACCGACAAGAAGTCAAAATGGCGTCAGTTTAATGAGGCGTTAGCGGTTATTAATTCATGCAGCGAAGTTGATCTGTCGGAAGTGTTTGGATACTTAAATGAAAAGCGTAAGTACGTAAAGAAAGCTGCCAATTACACTGACGTAATCGCCATTGCTAGATCATTGCTAAAACACGGCATAACTGGAGCGCAAGAGCCTCTAAAAAACAAAGAACCAGACCAAAGTACATACACAAATGAATTTAAGGCAAGTGAGCATGTTTCCTTGGCTATGGCACATCTTGGCGTCACAGAAAAAGAAGCTTGGAACATGACGATGACGAGCCTAGTTGGCGCTATGCGAGCTAAGTTCCCAGAACCTGAAAGCAACGAACCCGGTTCAAAAGCACCAACGAAAGAACAGCACGAAGCAACAATGGAATGGTTTGAAAAAATTCAGCGTAAGCGCGGTCAGAAATTGCATTGATATAATTGAACAAAAATTAGCCTTAGTCTTTATGGTTATAAAAATTGCTATATATTGAAGCTAATAATTAATGATATATGCAAGGACCAATGTATGAAAAAAATTAAAATCACTGCTTTGTTGTTTTCAGTAGCTCTTGCAGGGTGTGGAACATCACCAACATCTATAAGCAATGCTAAATTAGTTCCAGTAGATCAAGTTTTAAATAAAAATATATTAAATAAAGATTCGACTAAAAACGTAGAGATCATTGTATCAAGGGATAGTGGTGGCTTTGTCGGTCAAGGCAACTCTTACCGAGTTTATATCGATGGTAGGGCAGTTGCAGACTTAGATCGTGGTGAATATTTTATCGCTTATTTACCACAAGGAAGGCATATATTAAGTGTAGAGTCCGTTGGTTTCTTTAATGATGTAATGAAAGAAATTGAAGTAAACGCCTTTGATGGTGATAAGTTAAAGTTTCGGTTAGGCGCAGATCACTCTGGAGATTATTTTATCTACCCAACCGTTTTTTAGTTTTATTAACGTTAACAGCCCCGCAAATGCGGGGTTTTTTATTATCTGGAGTAAGGCATGGCTATTGATGCTGGTACCGTCTATTACACTGTTGATGCAAACACGCAAAAGGCCATTGATTCTGCTAGTGAGATTAAAACGTCATTAGAACAGATGCAAACGGCTATGGCTAAAACAGATTTACAAACCAAGCAGTATGTAAAAACGCTTACAGATGCAGGTAATAGTATTTCCAAGGCTGGAGTTGTCCTAGATGAGTTCGGCAACATAAATACCCAAGCTACAGCCAAGATGCAAAAGCTAATGGCTATGTCTGATTCGTTAAATCAGAGACATATTCAACTTTCTAAAACAGCGACAGGTGTAAGAACTGGAATTGCAGGGATAGGACGCAACGCAGGCCAAGCGGCGATTCAATTCCAACAACTTATTGGTCAGATCCAAGGTGGTCAAGATGCCATGCTGGCCTTGTCAGCTCAAAGTGCTGACTTAGGCTTTGTTCTTGGCGCTCCTCTGCTTGGTGCTGTAATTGGTATCGGCGCTTCTCTGGCCGGAATGCTGATCCCAAATCTATTTAAAACAACTAATGCACTTGAAGATGTAGAAAAAGCGACTGAGCGCGTAAAAGCCGCTATTACTCTTTCATCAGAGGGCATCACTGGTTATTCAGAACAAATGAAAGTTCTTGCTGGAGTATCACAATCTCTAGCGAGAGTTAAGTTAGCTAACTTAATAGCAGATCAAGCTAATGCTATGAAGATTGCTGCTGAATCTGTTGGTGATGAAATTACAGACGCACTAAGCAGACCTTTCAGTTCGTATGCTAGCAACATAAAAGATATTTTTGGCACAACATCAGCTTATGCCTATGAGGCAGCGGCTGAATTGCGTGGGGCGGCTAACGAATTAAGCTCTGGGATCACAACTGAAGGCATTGATAAACTAGCTAAAGCGCTTGAAATGGCAATTGATGCTGGAATAAATAACACTGAAGCTGGTCGGTTAATGGTGTCTAACATGACTGATCTAATTGCGAAATATAAGCTTGGAGAGCTTACAATTCAGCAATTCAAAGAGCAGTTAGAAAAATCCGTAATCACATTTGACGATGTAGGCAAGGCTGCAGAAAAAGCGGCTAACAATCAGAAGAAATGGGCTGACAATGCAGAAAGGCTATCTGTTAGAACGGAAGAGTTACGCTCTAAACAGCTTGAGCTTGAAAAAGCTATTGCCATCAAAAAAGCGACAGAAGAAGGGGCGACTCCAGAAACAATCAAGTCTATGGAAGCCTCTTACGACAAAGCAATTGCAAATGAGAAGGAGGCTGAATCAGAAAAAGCACTGGCCAAATCAAAAAGAGACAGGGCCGCGGCGGAAAGGGATTCCAAAAAAGCGTCAAAGGATTTCATCAAGAATTTTGGTGATGAAGATTTCTCAACAAATGCGGATACCGAAGCAACTGGGTTTAGCCGAACCATAACGAGCACATACGACGAAGAAACCGCGCTTGAGAGGCTTGACCGAGAGCGCAACCTGATTCAGATGTACCAAGAGCTTGAGATCGGCGACGCACAAGCACACGCCGATGCAATCAAAGCTATCGATCAGGAAATTGCTGACGAGAAGAAAAAGGCGCTAGATGATCAAGTCAAAGAGCAGCGTAACGCGACAAACGCTCAGTTAAATATTTACAGCCAGTTGTTTAGCGGCATGCAGTCACTGACGTCAAACATGCTTGCCTCAATGGACGAACAGTCAAGCGGTTACAAAGCCATGTTTGCTGTAAATAAGGCGTTCGCAGTTGCTCAGGCAATTGTGTCGGCTGAATTAGCGGCAGCTCAGGTTTTGGCTCACGACGCCGGGATTATGGGGATGAGCGCTGCGGCAACATCAAATGCAATCAGGGCTATGGGTTACGCCTCAGCTGGTGTTATCGCAGGTACGGCGATTGCTGGTGGGCGCTTGTATGGCGGTGCAGTTCAAGCCAACGGCATGTACCGAATTAACGAGAACGGGGCGCCGGAAGTGTTCAACGCGGCGAATGGACAGCAATACATGCTACCGAACACGCGTGGCGAGGTGGTGAGCAATAAGGACGCCTCTGGAAGTGGCAGCACCGTCATTCAGGTTAATATCTCAAGCGACGGGTCAGTTTCCACGGACGGCGGGTCTATGATGGCACAATTCGGCAAAGAGATCGGCCAGTTCGTCGAGGCCAAGTTCAAGCAAATGCAATCACAGTCAATGCGCCAAGGTGGTGCTATCTGGCAGTATATGCAAAAAGGTAAATAATTATGCCACAGGTATTTGAATGGGCCCCGTTGATTGAGTTCTCGGGGTCTTCTTCTTTTCGCACTTTGTCAGCCAAGTTCGGTGATGGTTACGCGCAAGAAGTTGGTGACGGAATTAACACTAAGTCAGACTCATACTCTCTTCAGTTCAAGGGGAGCTTTGAAAAGATAAAAGCCATCATGGATTTTATTGATGAGCATAAAGGGTGTGTACCTTTCTACTGGTCACCAAAAGATTACGGCGATGAAATGTTGCTCTGGGTCTGTAATGGATACAGTAAAAATAACATCACACATGGAAAAGACGCTGGTCTTTGGTCGCTATCTTGCGCATTTGAACAGAGGTTTAACCCATGATCTTAGAAGACGTACAAAAATTAACGCCAGGTAACTTGGTTACTCTGTATGAGTTAGATACATCTGAGCTAGGTGGTGATGTTCAGCGCTTCCACAATTACGATCATTCAATTATCTACTGGCAAGGTAATGCTTTTTATCCTTGGGCTATAGAGGCATCAGGATTTGAAAGAACCGGTGACGCACAACAACCAAACCCATCACTCACAGTCGGCAATATTGGTGAAGATGGTGCAGGGAATAAAGTTACTGGAGTCATTACCGCACTTTGTCTCGCTTTTGATGATCTAGTAGGTTCAAAGTTAATCAGGCATAGAACGTTTGCGAAGTATCTCGATGCGGAAAACTTCGGAGGTGTTAACCCAACAGCTGATCCTGATGAGCATTTCCCTGTAGAAACATGGATTGTTAGCCAGAAAGAGCGAGAAACACCGGAAGCTATTTCTTTTGTATTGGTTTCTCCGTTAGCTATCGATGGTGTTCAGCTTCCGCGAAGACAGGTAATTGCCAATGTGTGCGGTTGGTTAGTTATGGATAGTGCCGGCTATGGTGGTTATCGCGGTGCTGGGTGTGGTTATACCGGTTCTAATTACTTTGATAAAGATGGGAATGTGGTTACAGATCCGTCCCTTGATAAGTGTGGTGGTCGAGTATCCGACTGTAAGAAACGGTTTGGTGAAAACAAGCCATTATCATACGGAAGTTTCCCATCAGCAGATAGGTTGAGCTAATGAGAGCGCATATCAAAAAAGCCATCGAGAAGCATGCTATTGCCGATTATCCAAGAGAGTGCTGTGGCGTGATCATCGCCGATGGTAACAAGCAAAAATACATCCATTGCAGAAACATTGCTGAGAATAACCTTGATTTTAGACTCTCGGCAGAAGATTACGCATCTGCCGAAGATGTTGGTCAAGTTCTTTCAATTGTTCACTCACATATCGATCGTGATGCTTACCCATCTGAAGCTGACAAAGTCAGTTGTGAGCAAACAGGTATTCCTTGGCACATCGTATCGGTCGGCTGTGATGCTGGCGATTCAGATCCATCAGTTAGGCAATGGCACAGTTTTGAGCCGACAGGTTATGAAGCTCCATTAGTCGGGCGAGAGTTCTTCCATGGAACTTTGGATTGCTATGGACTAATTCGTGACTTTTATTCGCGAGAAATGCGCATAGAAATACCAGACTTCGATCGGGAAGACTTCTGGTGGCAAAGAGACGATGCGCCAGAACTGTACTTAGAGAACTTTGAAAAAGCTGGATTCTATCAAGTTGATGATGCACCGAAGTTTGGCGATGTTGTTTTGATGCAATATCGGAGTGACAAAACCAACCACGGCGGTGTTTATATTGGTAATTGCAGCTTAAAAACCCAATCCGACTTACATCAAGTGCCAAACGCATTACTTCACCACCCAATGCCGAGATTATCAGAAAGAGTTGTTTACTCTGGTTACTGGCAGGACATCACAAGAATGATAGTGAGGCATAAAGATGCACAATGAATCACCTCGTGTCGTTAGATTGTATGGAAAACTTGGCGCTAAATTTGGCCGTGTCCATCATTTCGTCTGCAACACACCTGCAGAGGCTGTATTAGCATTAACAGCAATGGTGCCTGGGTTTAAAAAAGAGATGATGGAAAGCCGAGATAATGGTGTTGATTACGCTGTGTTTATCGGCAAAGAAAATATAAGTGAAGACTGCTTAGATGCTCCAGCTGGTCAGCATGAAATAAGAATTGCGCCTGTCGTTTCCGGATCCGGTAGAGGCTTTCAAGTCGTTGCTGGTGCCGTACTCATGATTGCTTCGATTTGGTATCCACCACTATTCGCGCCGGGCTTGGCTTTGGCCGTAGGCGGCGCAGTTCAATACATGGTTAAGATTCCAGACGGAAACACCGGCACTGAATCTGCTGAAAATGGTGCCTCGTATAACTTCAATGGCCCTGTCAATGTAACTGCTCAAGGAAACCCTATCCCAGTGCTGTACGGTGAATTAATTACTGGTTCAGTAACCGTGTCGGGAGATATGTATTCGGAGGCTCAGCAATGAGCAAGCATTCTTTAATTTATGGATTCGGTATTAGCGATAAACCTGGCGTTAGCTGCAAATCTAAATCAAAAGTAGATAGAGCGATTTATTCCATCTGGTTTAACATGATTCAGCGCTGTTATGCTGAAAAACTAAGAGAAAAATACCCAACATACAAAGCATGCACTGTTTGTGATGAGTGGGCTAGTCTTTCTAATTTTTACGAGTGGGCGCTACCAAGATATAAACATGGATTTGATTTAGACAAAGACATACTTTCAGATTTTGGAAACGTGTATTCACCTGAGTTTTGTGCATTTGTTCCTCAAGTAATTAATAAATTCCTACTTGGCTCAAGAAAGAGAAAAGACGGGATAATGAATGGAGTTTATTTGCACAAAAAAAATGGGAAGTTCATTTCTCAAGTTAGCAATCCTGTAACTGGTGAAAGAGAATACTTAGGATCATTTTCTCGTGAAATTGACGGTCATATAGCATGGGCTAAGCGAAAGCTTGAAATAGCCAATCAGCTTCATACTATTTGTGATAATTCTAAAATTGTTTGTTCGCTAATAAAGCGCCAGAAAAGAGTCCTTGATGAGGCAGTCTCATGCACATAAAAAAAGAGCCAAGAAAAGGCGGGTTCAAAGTCATTGGCTCAGGTGGTGGTGGAAAGTCAGGAGATAGCGCTCGTACACCTGTAGAATCGCCAGACAGCCTACATAATATTTCATATGCCGCTATCCTTGATGTGATCAGTAATGGTGAAGTGTATGGACCTGCTCATCCTGATGCGCCATTAAAGGACGTCTATCTTGATGGTACTCCAATTCAAAATGATGACGGCTCTTTAAACTTTCAGCGAGTAGAGTCTGATTATCGAGTAGGGACAATAAACCAAGATCATATCTCCGGCTTTCCTGCATCTGTGAGTGTTATTTCTGTTGGCACTGAAATAAAGACGTCAACACCATGGGTTCAACAGGTCAATGGCGCTGATCTTTCAGCGGTTCGCGTTAGCATTAACGTTCCTCAACTGCTGCAAACTTATGACACCGGAGCTAATGCCGGTGATAGAGTTGGTTACAAGGTCGATTATGCAATTGACCTATCAAGTGGTGGTGGTTCTTTTGAAAATGTAGTTCTGGCCAGCTTCGACGGTAAGACCGTTAATGGCTACACAAGAACGCATCGTATCAATTTACCAAGTGGTCATTCTTCTTGGACAGTCCGTGTTCGTCGCATTACTGTCGAATCGACTAGCACCACGATTCAGGATGCAATTTTCCTTTCTTCATACGCTGAAGTGATTGATGGCAAGTTCCGTCATCCAATGACTGCTCTTGTTGGATTGAAAATAGATGCTGAGCAATTCCAGAGCATTCCTACTCGTGCCTATCATTGGAAAGGTCGCATTATTCGTGTTCCTTCGAATTACGATCCTGAGACTCGTACATATTCTGGTGTATGGGATGGAACGCTAAAAAGCGCATACAGCAATAATCCGGCTTGGGTTTTTTACGACATGCTGACCAATAACCTCTATGGGCTTGGTGAGTATATTAATGTTAATTACGTCGATCGTTACTCTCTATACCAAATAGGCGCTTACTGTGATCAATTCGTAAGTAATGGACAAGGAGGCACAGAGCCAAGATTTGTATGTAACTGTTATATTCAGTCTGCTCAAGATGCACTACGTGTGCTAAATGACCTATCTAGCGTATTCAGAGGCATGGCTTATTGGTCGGATAGTCAGGTTATTCCTGTTTCTGACATGCCTAGCGACCCAGTTTATAACTACACCAATGCGAACGTTATTGATGGTAAATTTGAGTATTCTGGTACAGACATTAAGTCTCGTAAAACAGTTGCGCTTGTTTCATGGAATGACCCAGATAACTTCTACAAATCAAAAGTTGAAGTTGTCGAGGACGAAGACGGCATTGCTCGATACGGAATAAGAAAAACGGAAGTAATTGCCTTTGGCTGTACTTCTCGCGGTCAAGCGCAGCGCGTAGGTTTGTATCTACTCTATACATCGAGAATGGAGACCGGAACCGTCGCGTTTAGTGTTGGTTTAGACGGTGTAATTCCTCAACCCGGTTCACTTATCAAGATCGCCGATAGAAACCGCGCTGGCCGTCATATTGGTGGCAGAATTAGTCAAGCCGGTACTGATTACATCGTCACGGATAGAGACCATCCGGCTAAGATTGGTGACACGATCAACGTCAACCTTCCAAGCGGAAATAGTGAAACAGCGCTAGTTTCTGACGTAGAAGGAAGAAGAATAATTGTATCTGAAGACTTTAGCGAAGTGCCATCAACACAGCTAATTTGGTCAATAGATGCAGACGATTTAGTGACACAGCCTGCTCGCGTAATATCGATATCAGAAAGCGATGGAATTCAATACGATATTAATTGTGTTCTCCATCATCCGGGCAAGTTTGATGCTATTGATAATGGGGTAAGGCTTGATCCGCTACCAGTATCAGTCGTTCCTCCAAGAGCTCAAACAGCACCAACAAATATCCAGATAACGCAGTTTAACACTTACAAACAAGGCAGTACTCGACAAAATGCCGAGATAACTTGGGACGCGCCTGAATATGCGGTTCTTTATGATGTTCAATGGCGTAGAGATAATGGTGATTGGGTTTCTGTTACTCGTACAGGAACTAGAACGGTTCAGTTAAACGATATCTTCTCAGGGGAATATTTAGTAAGGATTAGGGCGATCAATGCTCTTGATGTCCCTTCTTTATGGGCCTATTCAGAAGCAACTCAACTCAATGGCATTGTCGGTGCACCACCAGTACTAGAAACTTTGTCTGCTACTGGTCAGGTGATGGCAATAAAGCTTGATTGGTCATTTCCAGATACTGCAAACATCATCAGTCAAATTGAAATCAGAGCTAACTTAACTAATAGCTTTGCTTCAAGCTATCCGCTAACTATCGCAGCTTATCCATCCACGTCATTTACCGTAAACGGACTTGGTTACGGCACTGAGATGTGGTTCTGGGCTCGGCTGATTGATAAAAATGGTCTAGCTGGAGAATGGAAGCCGCTATCAAATGGAGCTGGCGTTTATGGCAAGTCGTCAGAAAGTGCGAGTGAAATCCTCGACTATCTTCAAGGTCAGATAACTGAGAGCCAATTAGCACAGAGCTTAATTGATGAAATAACTTCTGGTGGTGATGCAGCTGTTGCGGTCGAAGAATTAACCACTGTAGTTAATGATCTAGAGAATGGATTATTGGCAAATTGGCAGGTTAAAACCGAAGTTAGACAGGACGGTAAAGTTGTCCAAGCTGGCATAGGTTTGGGCGCGTCAATTGGTGCTGATGGCACAACAAGATCTGAATTTCTTGTCTTGGCTGACACTGTAGGCTTCCTAAACAGTATTGATGGCGAAATTCATGCACCGTTTATTTTTGACACTGTTAACGACACCGCAATTCTAAACTCGGCAATTATTGGTGATGCAACGATTGATTTTGCGAAGATCAGCGACACTTTGCAGTCATCAAATTACCAAAGTGGCGTATCAGGGTGGAGGATCGGGAAAGACGGCATATTCGAAATAAACAGCTCAGACAGTACTGGGAAAATGGTGCAGAACGGAAGCTCTATAAGTATCTATGATGCTGGCGGAAATCTAAGAGTGAAGATGGGTAAATTATAATGGCATACGGGTTTCGTTTCACTACAGGTAACGGAAGGACTTACGATTTAACCGAGATAGGTGTTGGTGTTTATCTCGGTCAGATCGCCAAATCAGGGATTGGAAGTGTTTCACAGTCATTTCAATCTTTGGTCGGCAATGCGGTCACCATCGTTGCATGCAATAACGGTGGAAGCACCAGACCTGCCAATGGTTATAGTTCTTCTGTGACTGTTAATCCGTCAACAATGCAAGTGACATTGAATGTATTCGCGACTGGTGGGTATCAGGCAGGAACGCCTGTGTTTTATTACGACTTATATGCGAAATATGCCTAATGTACGGAATACAAACTCAAAACAATTTCAGTGGCTTCATTAATTCAGCACTGGCTATCCAAGTCGTTGTAGCAAGTGGTTATGTCAACTACTCAGGTTCAACGGTGGAATATGCTCCTCTGAACAATAAAGGTATTCGTCGATTACAAATCTCAAACGTAACACTGACGAAGCATGTCAATATGGACATGGCTGAAACTTATGACACCTCAAATAATTATGGGCGTTTAAAAGTCGGTGCGTTTATCCACAGTACAGGAGGCCATTCTTGTCACTACGGCGGAGCAATTAGCGAGAACTCAACTTCATTGACCTTTCAGCGCATTGATATTGATAGCGGAAACCAATCTAGTTTTTCCGCAACGTCGATCTCAGGGAGATTGTACATCGTTCTAGTTGCATCTCTTGGTTCTTTCGCTCAAACGCTACCTGCTAACGGTATTCTCTGTTATGCACCTAACGGTCAAGTAACTTTTAACAGCAACTACATGCCAGCAATACCACGTGTGTATTTAGGTATGCCGTCACCAGACCTCGGTAACATGACGAACTACAACGCTGGACGAGTGTATGCATCAGGCGTGAGTAATTCACAAAAACCAATGGTCCCATGGCAATACGTTGGTCGAGGAATGATGACGGGAGGTTACACGTTCTTAGGTGGTGTTTGTTTGGTGTATAACACCGACAATTACATATCTGCTAGGTCAACAGGTGCTGGTGGTGTAACAAGCATCCCAGCAATGCAGTACCCGATTTTATACGGAAACTCAAATCAAATCCCCATACTACTCGCTGAAGATTATTTCTAAGGTTTGGAAACAATGAAATCACCACAGCAAGAAATATCAGAGCTATTGCTAACTAATCATGGCAACCGGCTAACGAACGAGCTTATTGCTGGAATGCAAGCAAGGCTCTATAAAATTTTCGAGCAACACTCTACCAGCCAACAACAGAGCATCGAGGAGAAAGAGGAATGCCATCAATCCAAGTAACTGGAGTTCTTGAAGACCCTACCACTGGTGTTGAGTCTAATGGTGAACTTAGAATTATCTCTAAAATCAACTATGGAAAAACAACTAAGAACTCAGACAGTACTGTTGTTTTAACGTCAGCCGGTGCTTATAACTTTCAACTTGCTTACGGAAAGCACCTAATTGCTGTTAAAAGCAAAGATTCACAAGTGTTCACCAATATTGGTACCGTTGTTGTTGGTGACGGTTCGCCTAGCCCGATTGATATTATCACCTTGATTGCTACGTCGAATGAAGAGC